TGTCCTTAAATGGCTAGACCCATCTGCTGGTGAGTTCGGCAGAGGCGCTAAATAGCCCCTTAAACGCCTTCTAAGGCTGTTTATAGACACTTTGACCCCCTTCCTAGGGTAATTACCTAGGGCTAGGGGGTCTTTTTGTGTTTTCTACTGCGCGTGTCAAATTTGATAAAATTTTATAATTAAGTGTATAATATTAAATATATAATATATAGGGGCGAAGCCCCTTATATATAATATATATATAACTTAATATTCCTAGCCTAAATGTCGAGTACTCTCCTGTCCTCCATTTGGGCTAGGATACCTAACGACAGGAGAAAAAAAATGATTCAACTTCAAGGGTACGAATTACCCCCACATATTTCTTATTCAGCCTTCACTACTTACTTGACTTGTGGGTATCAGTATTATCTAAGTCGATTGTTGCAACTACCCGAAAAACCGAGCGTTTGGTCAGCGGGCGGGAGAGCGTTTCACGCAGCCACAGAAGAATGGGATTTGGCAAATGATTAATCAATTGTGGGCAGATGCTTGGGCAAAGGAAACTAAAGATTTAGATTTCACTAAAGCTCGCGTAGCCGGAAGAGAAACTAAAGCAAATCCAAATAAGGAAGATTCTGTTTGGTGGACCCAGCAAGGCTCAATCTGGGTAGACCAATACATTCAATGGCGTAAGTCCAATACTAATTGGAAAATATGGAAGACCCCTCAAGGGGTAAAGGCAATCGAACTAGAACTCAATCCTATTATTGCAGGGGTGCCTGTGAAAATGGTGATTGACCGTGTTTTTGAGGTTGACGGTAAACTTGTAATCGTTGACCTAAAAACATCTTCACGCAAACCAGCATCTGATTTGCAACTTGGTTTTTATAAAATTGGGTTGGAAATTATGCTTGGCATTGAAGTCAATCAAGGAAACTACTGGATGTCCAGAAATTCTGGGACAGGAGAGATGATTGACCTGAGTAAATATACTTTAGATATGTTTGAATATTTAGTGTCGGGCTTCGATAAAGCCCGCAAGGCTGGTATATTTATTCCTAACCTATCCAGTTGCAATTACTGTGGATTCACGGAACATTGCACATTTACGAAAGAGAGCAAATGAATAACGAAGATTGGAAGATACAGGTATCAATCAAATCATCTGCGTCTAAAGATGCAGATATGATTAACGTTCGTGCAAATACTGCAGACGAACTAAGCGTTTTACTTGAAGGAGTATCTAATTACTCAACGCAAATAGCAGCAACGGCAAAGATGGTGCAGGCGGCATATGTAACGCTCCCTTTAGCGACGCCCGTTTCAACTCCCGCACCTCAGCAATCAACTATCTCCGCTATCGCCCCGACATCGGAAGCGTCAAATGGAATAGTGGAAGAAACAGTTCGTGACGGAAACGGCACAATATGGGTCTATAACAAATCCGGAGCGCCTACTTGTGTCCGTGGAACGATGGTCTTAAAATCTGGCGTCAGTAAAGCTGGCAATACTTACAAATGTTGGTCCGACCCAGCCGAAGGTCCAAGATGGGTTGGTACAAAAATTCCAAAGAGTCAGATAGCTCCAATCATTTGGGCCTAAACAGTTACTAGAATTGATTGAGGGATTACTACTTAAAGGGGATGGTTTTCCCTCAATCAACTTAAGACAGGAGTAAGATGAAGACATTATCAAGGTCAGTCGGTAGAACTGACATAGGCGGAGAACCCCTCCCATCTGTTTTTAAATCATTTGAAATAAATAAAATTATATTTCGTAGAGCAGAAGTGTCTATGATGGCAGGCACGCCAGGGATAGGTAAATCGACCTTAGCCCTTGGGCTCGCACTTAAAATGAAAGTCCCGTCGCTTTATATCTCTGCAGATACTAATGCACATACTATGGCAATGCGCCTTGCATCAATGATTAGTGGCAAGAATCAAACTGATGTTGAGCATTTACTGCAGAACGATTTTGGCTGGACCAAGGCGACTCTTTCTAAGGGTAGTCATATAGTGTGGTCGTTTGAATCTAGTCCAAGTCTTGTTGATATTGATGAGGAAGTTCAGGCTTTTGAAGAACTGTGGGGGTGTCCACCTGTAGCTATTTTTGTGGACAATCTGATGGATATTGCTACAGATGGTGGCGAAGAATTTTCCTCTATGAGAGCCATTATGAAAGAATTAAAGTATCTTGCTAGAGCAACGAACGCTGCGATAATTGTTTTACATCATACATCGGAGGCCGTAGAGGGCAAGCCGTGTCAGCCAAGGTCAGCTCTGCAGGGAAAGGTTGCACAACTTCCCGCACTTATTTGCACTCTCGGCGTAATCGGGACCGCTATGGCTGTAGCTCCAGTTAAAAATCGATATGGCAGAGCGGATGCCAATGCTAATCTCACGGCCTGGTTAGCTTTTAATCCGGAATATATGTATATTGAAGATATACCAGAGAATGTTTAGGAGTTATTATGGATGAACAGGAATTGCGTGAACAGATAGCGCAAGAGATTGAAGACTACCTCAGAAACAATATAGATATTCAACCTTGGGTTGATGTAAGAAACTTTAAGTTTTGTGCTAGGATTGTTAGAGGAGAACTTAAAAATGGATGATGACTATCTCGAGATACACGCAAAAGAGATGGCTTATGCAGAAGTTAAGAGAGAGATACAAAATTTTTTGCAGAAGATTGATAATGCCAAACCACCAGTTAAAGACGATTATACGCAAGGCGTATCCGACGGACTTGACTGGGCAAAGAGAATAATAAGGAGGGATAAAAGTGCTGACTAAATCATTTCATAAAAGAATAACTAATCGTGTATGGGTTAATGCGGGATTCTGTTTTAACAGAATTGCCTTAGGTATTTCTTTGCATCGTAACTATCTTGATATAGATTTAATTTTTATTTATATCGGATTTGAATTTTACTATGGCAAATCCTAGTGGGCGCAAGGGTGCTCAGTTTGAAACCGATGTGATGAAATGGTTTCGCACTATGGGTGTCATATGTGAACGACTTACCAAGGTCGGGACTAAAGACGAAGGCGACCTTGTGGCTACCATTGCTGGCAAGACATACATATTAGAACTTAAGAACCGAAAGAAGATTGACTTGCCCGTTTTCTGGGACGAAGCTCAGGTGGAGGCAAGAAATTATGCGAAGGCTCGGTGTCTTAAGTCAGAACCATCAGCTTTTGTTATAGTAAAAAGGCGTAATGCAGGCATAGAAAAAGCTTGGGTCATACAGAGTTTGGAACGATGGTTAGACGAAAGGAAGTAAATGACTTACCTAGTATTGCCGAAATACTTCGGCACTACGGAGCAAATCTCCGAGCGACCCGCGGACAAGTTAACCTGCGTTGTCCATTCCATTCGGATGCTCATCAAAGCGGCACTGCAAATCTTGATAAGAATATTTTCATTTGCTTTGCCTGCGGGATGCAAGGAAATAGTTTACAAATTATTGCTAGACAGGAGAGTGTGAGTATAAATGAAGCAAGGCACATTGCAGAAAGAATTACTGGGTCGAGCATCAGAGAAGTACGCAGCAAACATTTATCAAGCGGAAGACTACCTAAAAAGCAGGGGTATTCCGATGGAGACAGCACGGCTGGTGCGATTAGGCGTAGTCGTAGAGGCTGAGACAGGGCACGAAGCGTATCAGGGAAGATTAAGTATTCCATATGTCACTAAAAGTGGCGTAGTGGATGTGAGATTTCGTTCCCTCAATCCCGCGGTAGAACCAAAATATATGGGGCTCACTGGCGCTGAGACCAGGATGTATAACGTGCTTGATATTGAACGAGCAGGGGATTTCATTGGAGTATGTGAAGGTGAATTGGATACTATAACTATGTCTTTCTGTGTCGGTATCCCCTGTGTTGGGGTGCCAGGAGCAAACAGTTGGAAAAAACATTACACCAGGCTTCTGGCAGACTTTGAGCGGATTTATGTATTTGCTGATGGCGACCAATCCGGCAAAGAATTTGCCAATAGCCTTGCTCGGGAACTACCTGTTACTATCGTCCAATTTCCGGATGGAGAGGATGTGAACTCTTTTTATATCTTGAATGGCGCAGAGGCTATCAGGAAAAAGATAGAATGATGGATGAAGAAAATTTATATTGCGATGAATGTGGTGAACATTTCGATAACATTTTTGAAATGATAGACCACGAATTGGGCGATGGCGATGAGTTTGACCCAGCCGTAATTTTGCCTAACGGGTTCAAGCTACTTGTTGGTAGCTTGCTTAGATTTATTTTTAATAACACAGAAGAGCCATTACAGATTAAAGAAATTACACAATCTGTATACTTTGCGCTTTATGTTGCTGAATTTGATAATAAAAACTTGGATGAATTTATCGAGGAAATGGTTGTTGGTTCAGAAATGTTAAAGTTTGATTCAAGTCTTAAGGCACTACTAGACGAAAGTAAACCCGATGAAACTAACGAAAGCGGAGCGTGAAGAGATATGGCAGATTACAACCCATCTGAAAGACTTAGGATACAATATAATGTCGATAAAAACGCAGGACGGGACGCTTACGGTCACTCTAACAATCCCTCTTCTTTCGTCAAAAATGTAGAGGACACTTTCAAAGAGCTTCAAGAGTTACTTATAAAGAAAAATCTCGATTACGGCCCAAAGAGTATCTCGGAATCACCTGGCGGACCGATTAATGGGCTGCGAGTGCGTATGCACGATAAGTTGGCAAGGATTAATAACCTCGTTGACAAAGGTGTTTCCAACCCACAATACGAATCATTAGAAGATTCGCTTAAAGATATGGCAAATTATGCAATCATAGGTCTTTTAGTCTTAAGGAATAAATGGAACAGGTAAAAAATTCTGACTTTGACCTGGACTTTTCCTATGGCAAGGCAGGCGAAAAGTTGGTTGAAGATTTACTGTCGGGTGGCAAGACCGTTGAAGTTAAGCGGGATAGACGTTGGCGCGAAACGAATAACATATACATCGAGGTTGAGTGCTGGTATCAATCATCTCAGTCTTGGAAACCGTCAGGCCTATCTATCAGCTATGCCTCGCACTGGGCATTTGTTTTAGAAACATCTGTAATACTTATACCAACTTACATTTTAAAAAATACAGTCTTAAGACACGGAAAGGAGATAACTTGCGAGATACCGCCAAATAAGTCAAAAGGATTTTTAATTACTGTGGATAACCTATTAACGGAAACAAAGGCGCAAAAGTGAATGAACAGCAACTCTTTGATTGGTTAAAAACTAATCACTACCCCGACCTTTTTAGGTCAGAGTCTGAGTTTGATGGCTTTGATTGTATATCAAATGAACATAAACTATTTATAGAACTTAAGTCACGAAAAACACATTATGATGAGCTATTAATCGAAAAATATAAGTATGATTTTTTAATGAGCGAAGCAGGTAAATTATCCTATACGCCCTGTTATATAAATCATACTCCGCAAGGAGTTTATTTTTTTGATTTAGAACTTATGCTTAAGTCAGAATATAATATGAAGTGGCAAGACAAATGGTTACCCGTTACCACTGAGTTTGCTAACACCAATAATCGAATTAAGAAAATAGGACTACTGGACACTCGATGGGCGATAAAAATAATATGAACTGGGATGACATAAAGAAGTGGGATTATATAGTTGATGCCGTAGCCCTAGAGTATGCTCGTAAATTTGAGATGGTTGAGATTGATGACTTAAGACAAATATTATGGGTATGGTTCTCTGAGCATCCCAATAAATTTAAAGAATGGGAAGCGCTTGGAGAAAAGAACGCTAAAAATTTAATTTATCGTAGCCTTAGAAATCAAGCTTTAGATTATTGTCAAAAGTGGAAAGCTAAAACCATTGGCTATGATATTTCCGACCTTTATTACTATGCTCCTGAAGTTGTTGAAGCTTTGTTGCCTTCTGTTTTAAGAAACGAATACAACAATTCACACAAGTTAAATCTCGGCAGGATTGGTCGCCCTTCTGCTCCAAGTGAAGGGGGTAATGTGGTTGCTATGATAATAGAGATTGATTATGCATATTGGAGGATGGGCAAAGAGGACCGGAAGATTTTATTTATGCGCCACGCTGAGTCAATGGACTTCAAAGAGATGGCTAACCTTTTATCTTTAGGCACGGAGGACGCTGCCCGTATGAGACACAAGCGCAGTATTAATCGTCTCATTAGAAAGTTGGGTGGCTTTAGACCATTCCCTGATGTTGATTATCCCGAGAAAAAAGAAGAATCTGACGAAGAATAGTAGAGCTTTTAAAAAATTTAGGTTTATTCATCTATTGGTGTTGGAGCGGTAGCAATAGCACCGCACAACTTACATTCTTGTCTTAAGTCATACCAACCTACAGTTCGAGTTTCCTCGTCCCATATAACTGTGATAATCCACATCTTACTACCACATAAACAAACAGTGATAGGTTCTCCGCGTAAATCTAACATCAGTAATAGTTATGTCTTAAGTGGAATTTCATTGCCCGACAAGGCGTTTCATATCTGTGTTGAATGTATTGATAAGTATGTAAGATTT